GAAATCCCAGTGGTGAAGACATGGCAAGCCACGGCACAGCCCATTTCAGCCCAATGTTGGGCAGAACAGCACACGTTGCGACACACCAGATGTAAATTTGGTAGAACCACCCGCGACCGGGCAAGGTTTGCATGATCCGGTATCCAGGGCCGCCAGTGGCTTCAGTGACGAACACTTCAAACGCCCATGAGATCCAGGCAGGTAGCCAAAGTTGTCTCCAGAAGTGACCAGACAATCGAGTGAAGACCTTCACGACGCTACCAGGCAAGATCGCAGTCACTGCTATTATGGCAGCGGTGAGTAACAATCTGAGTGCAGAAATATCGGCCCAATACCAGAGCTTTTGGGCCCAGTGTAGATAGTCTAACCGCCAAAGGAAGTTGGTTATAACTTCTCCAATGAAGACCTTCGGGAGTAGAAAAACAAAAGCGGAAGCAGTAAATGCACTCATGCGCTGCAACATTGTAGGGTAATTAGGTATTGACTGTCGGTACACTAAGGGCTTGACGCGAGGCGACCAACCACCGCTGGGGGTTGGGTGAATGGTGCGACAACGCTTTCTCTCGTCGATGTACTGGTAGACGTCAGGCATGGGGGCGAGAAGATGCCACTGCAGCGTGACGGCATAGAGAAAATCCCAGAAAAGTTTGTAAGCACGCCAACTGAACTGTTTGTGAGGAGCCATCCGAGATGCAACCCAAGATGCAACCCAACGGTCTCGAGCGGTGGCACGGGGGTGCAATCCATTAGCAAGTTGTGAAACCTTTGCACTAAGATTACGTGTGGACAAGTCAGGAGTACGAGCTACAAAGTCCATCACGCCGGTTAGCAGTGCCGCTGGGAGATATTCATCCCTTGTGGTTCCTGAGAGTGCAGCAGGGACTCTAACGTAGGAGTGAGTTGGGAAAGTGCGGGTGTGTTGGTCAAGGGCGTTTCCGCAGTAAATGTGCCAGACACAGTGGCCCAGCTTTTGTTCTACAAGCGTCACGTGGTAGACTCTCCCATTTGAGGCGCAAACCGAACTAGTTCGGAGCCAGGCTTTAGTTACTGAGACCGGGGTGAAGTAGGCTTCTGATTCAGAGCCAGTGAATATATAATTGAAACCACCTAGGTCGTACTCGATGGTGTGACTGGATGGTTCCCAACTGTCTGCGCGATCGAGCACTTCAGCCGGATTGAGGCGTGACAATCAAATGTCCCTCTGGGTTCTCTTCGACAAGTTTCTCAACAAGCTCATGAGGAGTGACTTCGGAAGAAACGTCATGTAGCAAGTGGACCGGGAAGTTGCGGAAGTGAGCGTGTTTGATAGCAGAGCCTGGGTACCGGGTGACGTCCTTGGCCTCAAAGACCGGATTTTGAACAGACCCGGCGGGTGGGAGCAGGCCTAGTTTGGATGACTTGACAGATATGATGCCGTAGTTGTGGTCCTGTAGAAAAAGACGGCCCAAACGCCTTAATTGGAACTCCTCAATTGACTTGTGGAGGGCGTGTGGCGTTTCTGGGGCGTCGATCTGTGGTAGTTCCATGCCTAAAGGTTGTAAAAGGTGCTTTTGACTATTAGGGATGTTGTAGGGAGTGCTCTCTTGAGCACGGCCTCGCGATCGGTAATAATCAGCAATGTGGCGATTAAGCAAAGCATGTTGTTGGGGTGATCCATTAAAAGTCTCCAGTGGCAGGGTGGCACCCACAGGCATCTGCCGTACCAGGTGGTGGGCATAGGAGAAAGAGCAGCCAATGGCGCCACCACGTGAGAGACAGGTGCATAAGGTGGCCGCTGGACAGCGGCCACTGGCGAATCGTTGGTCAATGACATCAAGTACTATGCAGAACCATTCATGCTTGCCGGTGGTTTCACAACCGGGGCAGCCGGATTTGGAGCTGCAAGTGCGACGATGCACAGAGTTAGATCGGCCACGGCGCGAACGAAAGACAATTTTAACATCCTTATGAGGTAGTGTAGGAGCCAGTTTTTCCTCATGAGCTTCGGGTTCAGCAACCGCTGACCGTCTAGCTCGGCTTCGTTTGCCCGTAGGACCACCTCCAAAGAGGCGGACCCACCACGGGGTTTTGAAGTTGGTTGTGGTCGACATTCC